CGAGCGGATCGCTCCAGCCAAAGGAGTAGCGCTCGCGGCTCTTATAGCGAACGTTGCCCGTGTCAAAATCCCCGTCCATGGAATTGGACAGGGGAGTACGGACAAAGTGCTTCAAGCCGTTAGGCACGTCAGTCTTCAAGAACCAAGCGTTGTTGTCGGTCAAGAAGTGGTTGACGCCATAACCTTCGGGGATCGCGCCCATTGCTTTCAACGCGTTGATGTCGTTGTCAGCGGTGGCAACACGCAATTCGGTGTCAAGCAGACGCTTAGCAACGAACATCAGTGCTGGAGGCACGATCAGCTTGCGGGGCTTAGCGGCGATCAACAGGCCACGTTCGTCGGTCCAAGCGGCGATCTGAATAACGGCGGCTTCCAAGGAAGTCTCGTTCAGGTCAGCTTGCACAGAAGGAGTGTTGCTGTTGGTGCCACCAGAGACCAAGGGGTGAGCCGAGCTGAACAATGCAACGCCGTCGCCACCGGGGTAGCTGGCGGAGAAGCCGTTGTTCAACACTGCAGCGCCCTTGACCTGCTTGGTGTAAGCCATAGCACGAGCCAAACCCTTGGTGTAACGAGCAGACAGGCTGTCGTACAAGTTGTCTTCGATCGCTTCTTCAGTGATCGAGAAACCCAAGGCGATGGTTTCGTGGTTGTAGCGAGTAGACCATGCTTCTTGCGCGTTGTCGTAAGCGATAGCAGCGCCTTCAGCTTTCACTGGGGCGGCACTGAAGCCAGACAATTTGGTCTCTTCTTCGAAGGAACGCTCGGAAGTCTCGGTTTCGTAGATTTCCTTGTGCTCTTCGCCGTACTTTGCATACTCCAAACCGAACAAAGCGTTCAAGCCGGGGAGCAGTTCTTTCAGCAGTTGTGCGCGTGAAATAGCCATGATTTAGCTCCTTATTAGACGCCAGTCGGGTTGAGGTATTGATGGCCGCCGGTCATGACGGTCGTGGTGGTATACACCAACGGACTGCCAGTAGCCGTAGTTTCGGACACCGCGTAAGGCGCGTTCCACTTGCAAATGAACTCGCAGAAGTTGCCAGAAGCGTTTGCACTGTCAGGCACGCCAGCGATGATTCGGATGGGCAACGAAGCAGTCGTAGCAGCGCTAGAACCGTCAATAGCCACAGCCGAGTTACCGGTGGTAGTCGAGCCAGAGTTTTGGACCAGAGACACGTTGGTGCCGATCACGGTTTGGCCGTAGAAAGCGATGGTTGTGCCCGAAGACACAGCAGCGACTTTGAACAGAACGTCCGGATCATCCAAAACGAATGCCACAGCGTCAGCAGCGACGGTACCGGTAGGCCAGTACTGTTGGAACTGAATCTGTTTGGTCGATGGGTTGGTGAATTGGCAACCAACAAACACGCCAACGGGAGTGGCGGTAGTGGTACCAGTGTCTTTTTCGATAACGCCAGTGCTAACCAGCTTGACAACGTCACCAGCGAAGATGTTGGCAGCGTAGCCGCTTGCGATCTTCAGTTGACGGGTCGAACCAGCGAACACCTGACCGCCGATCAAATTGATCGGTTGCAGGCCGTAAGGCTTGTCAACGGTAGGATATGCCATGTGAGACTCCTAAAATTTATGAACCAGAACCGAAACTGACCTTCGTGCTTCGTTCAGAGAACTTCGGCATACGACGATCATTTTCACTAAGGAAACTGTTGTCCACGGACTCCATCTGAGCCTTGTTTTGGTTCGCGTAGTATTCTGCGCGTTGCACCAAGAACTCTTCAGGGATACGACAGAGCAACAGGCCACCAACTTCAATGCCGCCTTTAAAGCGACCTTCAGTGGTTGCGTGCATCATCAGCTCAGGATAATCCTCTGCTTTGCAGGGCTCATATCCTTCGCGCAACTTTGAAGAGATGTTGCCGGGATCATTGGTACCCATAGTGCTCAAGCGCACATATCGGTGAACCCAACCCGGACGGTCGTCCGGTTTTGGCAAGGTTTCCGGAGGACGCCAAGCCGCAGGTCGTTGTGCCCGCTCACGAGTTTCGAGAGCGCGGGGTTTACGATTTTGAGTTTCTTCCATGATTAAGCTCCATTCTTCAGTTCGGCAACCTTCTTCGCATACAGTTCAAGCGGGATTCCCAATCGTTTTGCGATTGCGACTTCCGACTGCTTCAACCGAATACGGTTAGGCGGGGTGCTACGGGTGGCAGGAGCCACTACCGAGCTGGGTTTAGTTGCACGGCGCTGAGGAGGGTCCTCATATGCCGGTTCTGAATCGGTTTCAGAAGTCGATTCATCTTCATCGCTCCCGGAGTCTTGGAAGGCTTCGGGGAATTTCTTGCGCATTGTACGATCAATTTCTTGGTAGTACTTGTCGGAGTTTGGGCTGACCCCTCGCTCCTCAACCAGTTCTGCGTGCAACCCAAGGGCGAATGCAGACATTGATCGGTTCTTACCAAACCACTGATTCTGTGCTTTCCACTCTTCTGCACGAGTGTCAACACGTTGTGCTGGTATTTGTACCTCTTTTTCTTGGACTTG